CAGGAGATGATGATCAAGCAATATTCAAATGGGCTGGAGCTGATGTAGATTCTTTTATAGCTTTAAAAGATCAAATGATAAATCTTCCATTAATACAATCACATAGAATTCCCATGAAAGTTCATAAGCTTGCTATGGGTATTATAAATAGAATTAGAAATAGAATAGATAAGAATTGGCAACCTAAAACTAATGAAGGAAGTTTACACAGACATTTTGATATTGATTCAGTAGATATGTCAAAAGGTGAATGGTTGGTTTTAGCTAGAACCAAATTCATGTTAAAGGAAATAGAGGATACTTTATATCGTAAAGGCTTATATTATGAAACTAAACATAAACGTAGTTATGAGAAGGATATTCAAGAAGCAGCTACAGATTGGGAACATTTAAGACAGGGACAACTATTGTCTTATAAACAGATTGAAAAAATTTCAAAATATGTGGGACCAGATAATTGGGAAAAAGAAAAAATAAAAGGTATGACTAAGGGATCTTTTTATGGAATAGATCAACTTACAAAAGATTATGGATTAAAAACTAAAAAAGTTTGGTATGAATCATTGAATGATGCAGGAACTAGAAGAGTAGAATACTTAAGAAAGATGAGAGCCAATGGTGAACAATTAAATAAAAAACCAAGAATAGAATTATCAACTATACATGCAGCTAAAGGTGGTGAATCACAAAATGTAGTTCTTTTAACTGATCTTACTAAAACAACCTTGGAAAATTATGAAAAAAATCCTGATGATGAAAATAGATTATATTATGTAGGCGCAACTAGAACAAAAGAAAATCTGCACATTATAGAGCCTAAACAATACAATAAAGGATTTATACTATGAAAGATATATACAAAAAACAGGTAGGAGGGACTCACTATAAATCCATGGTCATTCAACCTTCTGAATTTATTAATAAAAATAATATTCCGTTCGCAGAAGGTAATGCAATTAAATATTTATGTAGACATAAACAGAAGAACCAAAAACAAGATTTGGAGAAAGCAATTCATTATTGTCAAATGGCAATTGATCGTGATTATCCAGAAGAACCAACCAAACCAAACTCATGGGGAATTGTTAAATGATACAAGTTCCTTTATTTAAACCACAGACAGAATGGCTACCGCCAGAAGAATTTCCAGATCTATCTAAATATAATGAAGTAGCAATTGACCTGGAGACTAAAGATCCTAATTTAAACACCAGAATGGGTTCTGGTTCTGTAGTTAAAAATGGAGACGTAGTGGGAGTATCTATAGCTGTATCAGGTTGGTCTGGTTATTATCCAATTGCACACGAAGGTGGTGGCAACATGGATCGTAAAAAAGTCTTGAAATGGTTTCAAAGTGTATTAAATACACCAGCAACAAAAATCTTTCACAACGCCATGTATGACGTATGTTGGATTAGGGCCCTAGGTTTAAGTATTAACGGTAAAATAGTCGACACAATGATAGCCTCGGCTTTGGTTGATGAAAATCAAATGCGTTATGACTTAAACAACTGTAGTAAAAGATACACTGGAAAAACAAAAAATGAAACAGATTTATATGCTGCTGCAAAGGATTGGGGGGTTGACGCCAAGGCAGAAATGTATAAACTACCTGCCATTTATGTCGGCGCATATGCAGAAAAGGACGCTGAGATAACTTTAGAACTTTGGCAAGAGCTAAAAAAAGAAATAATTCACCAAGATTTAAATTCTATTTTCCAACTAGAGACAGAACTTTTTCCTTGCCTTGTTGATATGCGTTTCTTAGGAGTCCGTGTAGATATTGAATCCGCTCACAAATTAAAATCAGAATTACTAGAAGAAGAAAAAAAATGCTTACAAATAGTAAAAAAAGAAACATCAGTAGATGTTCAAATATGGGCAGCACGCAGTATTGCTCAAGTTTTTCAAAAACTTGACCTACCTTTTGACCGCACCGAAAAAACAAATTCTCCATCATTTACTAAAAACTTTTTACAGAATCACCCCCACCCACTAGTGAAAAGAATCGCCCGAGCCAGAGAAATTAACAAGGCCCATACCACATTTATTGATACCATACTGAAACATTCTTACAAGGGTAGAATACATGCAGAAATTAACCAATTAAGAGGAGATAATGGAGGAACCGTAACAGGAAGATTTTCTTACTCTAATCCAAATTTACAGCAAATTCCAGCCAGGGATAAAGAAATTGGACCTAAGATAAGGTCATTATTTATACCCGAGGAGGGCCATACATGGGGTTGTTTTGACTATTCTCAGCAAGAGCCTAGACTGGTAGTGCATTATGCGACTTTACAGAATCTCTATGGAGTGAACGAAGTATTGGACTCATATAATGAGGGTGATGCTGATTTCCATACTATCGTAGCAGATATGGCAGAGATACCTAGATCACAGGCTAAGACTATAAATCTTGGCCTGTTCTATGGTATGGGAAAAAATAAATTACAAGCAGAGTTAGGAGTATCAAAAGAAAAAGCTGAAGATCTTTTTAAACAGTACCACAATAAAGTTCCGTTTGTAAAACAATTAATGGATAATGTAATGCAACGTGCTCAAGATTCAGGTAGAATTAGAACTTTACTTGGACGATTGTGTCGGTTCCATCTATGGGAACCAAATCAATTTGGAATCCATAAGGCATTGCCTCATGAACAAGCGCTCTTGGAACACGGACCAGGGATCAAGAGAGCTTACACATATAAAGCTTTAAATAAATTGATTCAAGGATCAGCTGCTGACATGACAAAGAAAGCAATGCTAGAATTGCACAAAGAAGGAATTATTCCGCACATTCAAGTACATGATGAATTAGATATATCTGTTAAATCAAAAAAACATGCAGATAAAATAATAAATATCATGGAAGATGCTGTTTCCCTTGAAATTCCTAATAAAGTAGACTATGAATCTGGCCCCAATTGGGGTATAATAAAATAAAATAAAAGAGGAGAAAACTATGGAACATTTAAAATCACTATGGGCCCTAGCTAAAACCAATAAAAAAATATCTATTGGTGTAGTTGTGGCTATTATTATATTAATCAGCTTAATAAACTAATTTATGATGCATGGCCTATTTAAATGCAAACATTCCTGTGACTTATGCACAGATCAGGAGAGAGTATCTCTATGATCTTAAAGAACATCATGGAGAAGTGGAAGACTGCATTATATTTGGCCTGGCATCGATTACGGGACGTCCTATACTCTTTCATGCAATCATGGAAAATGGTGCTGTGTTCTATCGTCTCCCTATTTCGGCCTTCATTCAAAGAGGATTTGATGTCAAAGAAGTACCTGGGCGTCGACTTGATGAGCTGGAGCTATGGAACTGCTTTAGTTATTATCCTGCTGTTACTTCTTATGATATCCTAGACGGACAACACGGTAAATACTTCGGAAAAGATAAAGAATTACATCCTGGAGAGTATCTTTTTACTGTTGACTGGGCACACCCAGAGAGTAATATAGTAGATACTGATCATTCAGAAATTCCGCACGAACATAAGTGCGCACACATCTTGGCATTAGAAGATGGAAATTATGCAGCACAACCTAATAATCGTATCCTTTGGGATATACCTTCGTTTACAGTAAAGGACGAAGTTCCGAATTGGAAAGTGCAAACATCCGACTGGAATGTCGAAAACACTGGTAAATGGAAAACAGAAGATACTGATAAGTTCTTCTATAAAATTGAGGAAAAGAAAAATGATTAAATGGATAAAATCTTTAATAAAAGTTCTTTTTGGTAAGAAGGAAGAACCAATCACATCAGAGAATGAAGAGAAATATTTAGAAGATGAAGAGAAGATGGCACAATATCTTGAAGACAAGATAATTGAACCTGAAAAAATTCGATGTAACACACATTCAAGATTTAAAAAATCTTGTCCTATTTGTGTAAAGGCAGCTAAATGACGGAACAATTTTGTAAAAAATGTAATCATCTTTGCCACTGTATAGAATCAGATCACGAAAAATGTAGTTGTGAAAACTGTGAATGTAATAGCAGAGCTGAGGATTTATCTTATGAAAATAATGGTGGCCTTGTGATAGACGACACTGAAGAATGTGAAAGTTGTCAATAACCATGAGTAGGTTTATGAATTATCATTTTACAGGAATTTTAATTATATTATTATGCCTTCTAGCTTTCTGTGGAGGACCAGCGCGTGCAGATACTACACAGACAAATACCTCAGGCACTAATACTGCAATTGAAGGTGGGTATGAATCAACTACTACAACTACGTATGAATCAGGTTCTGAGTCTACATCAACAACTAGCAATACTACAAATTCAACTATAAAATCTTCACCACCATCAGCATCCGCTCCATCGTATAACGCCATGACACAAGATGTATGCGCAGTTGGAATATCAGGTGGAATACAGACATTTGGTTTTGGCGTCAGCGGTGGCAAACATGCTATTGATAAAAATTGTGAAAGATTAAAGCTAGCAAGAATTTTAAATGACTTTGGTATGAAAGTAGCAGCAGTTGCTATTCTCTGTCAGGATGAACGTGTGTTTGAATCAATGATACAAGCTGGCACTCCATGTCCAATCGATGGTAAAATTGGTAAAGAAGCTAAAAAACTTTGGGCTAAGTATGATCACGAAAGACCTGACTACGACACATATGTAAAACGTATGAAGGAGCGAGAAAAAAAAGAAAAAGCAATAGCTAAAGCAAAAGCTCTTGAAGAAAAAAAATTAGCTAAAGAACAAGCTAAAATGACGAAAGAGTTTGACGAATTTGACAAGCAAGTAGAAAAAAAGATTAAAGAAAAAAAGAAAAATATAGAATGGGAGACACCTAAATGATCTGGCTAATAATATTTATAGGAGTAATGGCTTATGCGACATATCGTATTAACACTTTTGCTGACGATATTAACCCTTACGACTTCAGCAGAAGAGACAACAACAAGTAATCTACTTAGTCAAAATTTTTCTACAGGCTGGTCTGGCACTGCTACTCTAAGGCATGGCAATGGTACTGTTGCTGCCGTTAATAACACATATATTAAGTCTGACGATGTAAGTTTAAAGGACGACGCTAATTTAACAGAAGCACAATTACAAGATGGTTTTACA